GTTGCATCGGTCCAACTAACCGTCGCGTAAACCGAACCTGTGCCAGTCGTGCAGAGCGCGTTCTGATCCAGGTAAAAACGGACAAGGTAGTGCCCTGCCGCGCCCGTAGAAGCGATGAGGTTTTGGGTGGTCAGAGACGAAGATTGCGCCGTCTTATCTGAAACACCTTCAACGGTGACGAGCCCAAGACCCGCCGTGGTAATCCCATCGTAGGTTGTTGCCGCGCCGCTGCTGTTCAGAATGAAGCCGCTGAGACAAGCGAGTTGTGTTGCCGACGAACCGTAAACCACTTGGCCAGTTCCGCAGCTCGAAGGGTGCCCAACCGTACTCCAAACCGGAGCGGAGGCTCCCTGCCCGATCAAGGGCATGTTCGATGCACCCTGCGCAGTGGATGTGGGTGCGCCACCCGTTCCGCCTCCTAACAAGATGCCGTATTGCGTGAGAAGGCCGGTCGATCCCCAGGCGCTGTTGCTCGAAAAGTAGACGATGCCTCCGCTCGTACCTGAGATGGTCATCGTCACGGACCCAGTCGAACCGCTGTTGGTGACCACCGTTCCATCGCCCGTAAACGAGGCGACGCCAGAGCCAGTTCCTGTGGCCGGATTCTGCAACTCCATGTCGGTTCCGTCGTAGATGAATGTGGCGATCTGAGTTGTGATCAAATCGTTCGCAGCCAGCGCCGAGGTACCCTTCTTGGTGATCGTCTTTGCGCCAAGGCCACAGAAGTTGAGCGTCGGCGTAGTGATCGAATTGGCGTGAAGCGGTAGCACCTTGATAAACATGCCGGTGGTGTAGGCGGCTGGGCAACTGTTCACCGTGGCCGTGAGCACGTTGGCGGCACCAGTGTCAGCCGCGTAGGAGGGTTGCAGCTGAACCTCAGGGTAGTTAGCCGTCTGCGCCAAAGCCTGAAGACTCAAGACGCCGGTGATCGCGAGAAGCGAAAGAAACTTTTTCATGAAAATCTCCTTCAATACCTGTAGTCTGCCATCAAAGCCCCCGCCGTCCAAGATGCTGCGGTTACCATTGCAGTTCCTGTGATCGAAGTAATCGCGGTCGGCGGCAAACGAACAAACGGACCACCGTTGTATTCCTGCGCGTAGAGATGAACGCTTGTCGAAGCCGGAAGCGCGGATATAGGCGCATTGGCAAACGTCCACGCCGTACCGCTGCCTGCAAGGATCTCATTGTCGGCAAAGTTTGGCCCTGATCCGCCCGGAAGGGGGGTCCAAGCCCCCGTGCCGCCGTCTACATATTCGCCCGCCAGCGGCGTTCCAGTCCCTATCTGACTTTTCGCTGCGGTCCCGCTAATATCCGAGAATGCGGGCTGCGATTGGGTAAAGTTTCCTGTTGCTTGGTCGTAGCTTGCCAGCCATTCATGAGATGTAGGCGCCTGGGTCTGAGCGCGCGCTACCCACTGCCAACTCGCTCCATCCCACTCCAGAACATTACCCGTGAGCGGATTCGAGAGTGCTAGAAATGCGATCTTACCGCCCGCAAGAGGGCTACCGGTCCCGTCCGCGATGTAATCGATATTTTGATTCTTATATATGCGGGAGAAATCGATTCCGTCAGCAGTAATGACGCCATTTGCATCGATATTCTGCGTGATCGTGCCAATCGTCCCTTGCTTGCCAATGATCGCTACTTGTTGCGCGAGGGAGCTAATTAGATTTCCCTCGGTACTTAGCCCATTCTGGAGTTGCGTGTTCCAGACAAGAAACGTCTGCAATCCGGTCCATGTAAGGGTTCCATCTGGGTTGACGGCAGCGGCGCGAGCTAATACGAAGGTGTTAGATTTCGTCATCTTAAGTCATCTTTGCGACTTGCTTGGCATACCGCTCGGTTGGCTCTGTAAATCCAGGCGAAGCCTTCAAGTAGGCATCTACGACCCGCCAGGTAATCGGGTCGCTGACCGCCATCTCATAAACACGGTCGCGGGAGTAGCCAAGCCGGTTCCAGAGAACGCGGGTGCGATAGGTTCCCACTTGCCCAGCGCCAATCCAATGCTCATTGCTCCATGAGCGGCCGCCATCGTCAGACCAATGCAACATTACTTGAGGATCGCGGGGATCGCCGTTCGCATCTACAAGTGGCGGACTGGGGCCATCTCCAACTTCCATATCGATCTGCATCTGCTGGTGGAAAATACGCTGTTGCTCACTCGAAATATGCGGGGCGCGGCGGAAGCGGCGAATTGGTTTCCCATTGTCGTCGAGAATGGTAATCGACATGGTATATATGTTGCCACTATTCCAATCGCCTACTAAATGCTGTCCAAAAGCGTAGCAGTGACAAGTCGAGAGATGCGCGCTGTATCCCGTTACTCCCTGCTGAATCCAGTACCCACGCTCATGCCACATCTGCGTAGCGGCGTCATATACCCACGTCGCTCCCTGGCCGCCGTTCGCGCTCGGGAAACGTAGCACCCAGAATGTGTGCCCTTGGTCGATATAGGCATAGCCAACAGCGTCCGCGCTGCCCTGCGGATAGGTCGCCCAGGCAGTTTCTATCGCATGGTTTGAAATCCTCAGTGGTGAATAACCATTCGCGCGCCATGCGATTCCCACTCCATTTTTGTTGCCGCCAATCCAGAAAGGCGTATTGTCCAGCACACATATGGAATTCGGCGCGCTGATGCCCTGTTCCATGAATGCGGCGATTACATCGAACGGAGTGTATTGGTTCGCTCCGGAGTTGTAGTAGATCTGCGCGTGTCCATCAATTCCCAGGACAAATAATTGCCGAAACGCCTGCTTGATTGCGCCGACATTCTCGGGGAATACGGAAACCTGCTGAACGCCCAGCGGATTCCAGGTTGTCATATCTTCCAAGTTCGATACCTGAAACTTGTTGGAATTAGCCAGCAACGCGATCCCATATCCATCGCACCATTCAACCATGGAAGGCGTTCCTTCAAGCGGGGGCACAATGGTAAAGGTACTGGTTTTCAGATTGAAAACGTAAAGGTTTCCGGCAGAACAGACGCATACCTGATTCCCGGCTGTGCCATTAGTGACCATCGTTACCGGGTTGCCGTCGTTCCCCACGTCGCCAAGTTCGGTGGCTGTGCCGCCACTCAGAATCTCGTAGAGCTTCGATCCACCCACCGCGAAGGCCCGCCCATTGATCTCCAGCAGCCCCCTCACGGGGTTTGTTGGCAGCTCAACGAACAGCGCGAGCCCCGGAGTGCAATACATAGGCATCTGCGACTTGCCTTGGCCACTCTCGTCGCTTTCAGGGTAGAAGTTGAACGTCCGCTGACAGTCAGCGATGATCGACTGCGACTGGTACGTTGGTCCGCAGAATGAAAATCGAGCCATTTGTCAGTTACCTCGGCAGCGAATCGTAATAGTTGAAGCCGCCATGAGTGCCGATCCCAGGCATCCCGGCATCGCCTGTCACTCCCCGTGGCGACTTGGCATTATTTGATTCGACCGCCTTCATGGCCAGAACCCAACTGCTCTCCTGCTGCTGCGACCACTGCGCAGAGAATGCGCCGGCCATTGTGCGCGCCAGATTCATGGTGATTGCGTCTTGGTAGCCAGGCGGAAGACTGAAAACGTAGTTCAGCGCTGGGAATTGCGGAATTGATCCCCAAATCTCAAGCCGCACGCCGTAGTTATAATTCGGCACAGGCCAGAAATAGAGCCCTCCGTTCGGAAAATCTGTCGAATAATAGAGATCGGTCGGAACGTTGCTCTCGAGAGCCTTGATGCGATTGTTCATCCACCAGTCGTCATCCCTGATATTTATCGGGATTTCCACATTAGGCGTCTGATCGGTCAAAATAAGGCTTGCAGCCTCGATACGCTGCGGGCGCTGACCCATGTTGGGGGTGGCGAAGGTTGGAAGAGCACTCCCCGCCAAAACCGCGTTGCCGGTATCGGCCGCCAGAGCAACAGCAGCTCTAATGAGCGGAATACTGAACTTTGCTGCCGTTGCCGATTGGACATTCCCAGTTCCGCTGAGTCCATTCGTGGAGTTTGGGATCGTGGCCGACTGCCCATTTACGAAATTGTTCTGCGCGATGTAGGTAGCAACTATTCCATTGCTCGAACTCTGAGTAATCTGCGCTTTCGGCCCAATCGTATGCGGGGATAGACCGGCAACCAGCGTAAATGTCGAGAAAGTCACATTGTAGATGTAGACCTTCCGCGCAGCCCAGTTATCGAGTAGGCGATTGAGCTTCCGCAAACCAAAAGACGCATCTCCGGGCTGCGCAGTCTCCCCCTGGGCGACTACGTTCAACTCCATCAATGCGTCTGTGACAATATCCAGGGCGGTCATTATGCCGCCTCAGTTACTTCCTTGCGGGGCCGGCCAGGGCCTCGGCGCCGTGCGTCAATCTGCTCCTGCACCTTCTCCGCTTCCGCCGCCAGCTTTGCCGACAAATGCTCGTTGGGCATTTCGCGGAATTCCGGCGCTTCTTCACTCCAACCGTCTCCCAGCGCCCGCTGAAGCTGCTCCTCAGTCTCGACGACAAGCGTAATAACCTTTGCTGGCACATGGAAGGTATCAGTCCCCATGCCAACGCGCGATGGCCGCTCCTCGTCGTAGGCCGAATGGCTGTTTGCATGGTCGTAGAGCATCATCGGGAACTTTTGGAAATGGTATTGCTCCTTAGGCGGGTTGTTCAGGTCAAAAACCTGCATCGGCTTGTGTTCTGAATCGTGCTGGGCAAGAATCTGCCGCATGTGAGCAACTTCCTGCTCGCTCAGCTGCTGAGTTGGCATGGTAACTCCATAGATCGCAGCAAGTTGATCTTGCTGCTGCTGTTTCGTGAGATTAGATCGACGAATACTGCCGGGTTCTGGAATTGGCATAAGAAAAAGGGCGGGGAGCCCGAAAGCTCCCCTAATGCTTAGAACGTGACGAGTCCGAGCCCGTAAATAGAATAGGTCGGGGTTTGGCCGATTGCCGTAACTTCCAACAGGTACTCTTCCTGATGGAGATACGGAATCTGGCTTGTGGCTGACGTGCCGGTCAATGTTCCGCCCGTTCCTGCCGAAAGCGTCAAGGTGCCCGCTCCGGCAGAGATATTGCGGATCATGAAACGGATGGTTGTGCCCACCGCAGCCGCCTCAATCTGCGGAACCAAAAGCGCGGCGGTCGGAAGGACATCCGACACTGCACCGCTGCTGGTATCGCGCAGAATAAGGCCTGCGAGTATCTGCGCAGGGGTCAGCGTAACCCCGGCGCCGATAATCGTGGTAGGCGTAAGTTGCTGATTGATCAGGCCGGAAAAACTCGGTGACTGCTTCTCCGGGGTGTAATCAGCAATCGGATGCAAATTGGCTGTTGCTGGAATTGTGCTCATGGTTACGCTCCTGCCACGGCGACTGCGCCGTTATCCTGATAGAGGTTGCCCAAGCCGAAAAGTGAGTCCATGCGGTTCACCTGGACGCTGCGCACGGAGTCCCACGCCTTGACCTTGCGGACGGAGAGGCCGGTATCGGGGTCCTGAGCCGATCCGCTCTCTTCAACTGCCTTCGGCGAGTACAGTTTCGCGCCGACGAAAGCGAAAGCGTCACGAGTCAGGTTCAGGCCAACCGTGCCGACCTTCCCATTAGGGGCTGTGGTTCCAGGCCAGAGAGTGAGTGCCACGCCGCCAACCGGCAGCGCGTCCACGTTCTGGTACTGTGAGGCCGGCCCGTAGATCGGGGGCAGGAAGTTGATCGTGTCCGCTCCCGCGCCGCCGGCAGCCGTAAGCGCCTGGGTGATGGTGAAGACCTTGTTTGTAGCGTGGCCAGGAACGCGGCGAGTCATCGGGTTAACGGTATTCACATTCAAGATGGAGAACTTGTCCCCCACATTGAAGGTGTCGCCTGCCGTGGCCGTGATGACTAACGAGGTTCCACTCTGGTTTGATCCGTAAACCACTACGGACGCAGCCCAGGTGCCTGCCGTGTGCGAGTAGAGCGATTGCGACTCATAGAATGTCGCGCCGCCCAACTTGCCGATGGTGCCTTCTTTCCACATCTGATCGATTTCATCGGCAGGGTGGAAGATGTTGGTGATGTTGGTCCCGAGCGAAGTCATCATGCTCGAAGAAATCAGCATCGCACGCTTGCCAAGGACGCCGGCCGCGTTTTCTTCGAGGCGCTGGCGGGCTTGGTAGTAGGTCTGGACGGTGGTTGGGTCAACTCCGAGAGCACCCACGGTCATGCTGGCATTCTGGTAAGCCCATTTGGCGCAGCGCGAGTCGCATTCCTGCGCAAGAGCGGCGGCTGCTGGCTCGAAATACAGATCTTCGAGCTCCTCCTCCGAACGCTCCAACTTGACAGCCTGTTCGTAGTCGTCCCACTCGAAAGCAACCTGAAGCCATTGATTGAGATTGACGGCAGTTTGCAGACGGTTGATCCCTTGCGGTTGGTAGCCCATGCCATCGGACACCGTAAAGCGCTGAGGGAATTTAACCGTTACCTGGGAGCCGGGCGCGAATTCCTTTTCGAAGTCCTTTTCCCATGAACGGTTGAAGTATTCCGCGACTACCAGCTTGTTGAGCAAGAGGCGCAGTACCTTCATCGATACCCATTGCGTATTTAGAAAATTGTTGCCTGCCATTGGTTAAGCTCCGCGGCGGCGCCGCATATCTTTGGCATCTTCGGCGCGCTTGAACGCCCGAAAATCGCCGGCTTTGAACGCTCTTCCAGTCTCATCGACTGGCCCTGATCCGCGATGGTTGATTTCAATCGGCGGCTCTGAGGCGCTTTCTGGGCTTTTCTTGGCGGGAGTTATTGACCCTTTAGGTTCTGGCGCTACAAATTGACCTTGCTCATTGCGTATGGTGGATTCCGTGGCGCTCTTGCCCTTCGCAAGCTCTGCGATGATCTCCTGCTCCATCAGCAGGGCAACACGCAGCGCTTTAGAGGGATTCGAGCGGCAGGCGGCGAGAAAATCCGCCTTGCTTTCCTCGGTTCCACCAATCGTATAGAGCAGATCCGCCAGAACTGGAGAATCATTCATTACCGAAAACACTTCGCGCGGAACATCCGGCTTCAAAAGCTCCCGAACGACCGGCGCTGCCACGGATTCATAGTCCGGGTAACGCTTTTTGGCCTCTTCGAGCTTCTGAGATACCGTTTGGCGCAACTGCGTAACTTGCTGCTCACGTTCACGATACTGGTCCCGCACATCTGCCAGGTGGTCCGCCTGTGCCGCCATAATGTCTTCCCAAGTCGCCTGCGGATTGTCGGTTGCGTACTTGTTCGCCCATTCGGTAGGCTTGAAGGCTTTTCGCCATTCCTGGTAAGTCTGGGGTGCTGCGGGCTCACTTGCCTTTGCGGGTGACGGTTCCGCTTGCGTCGATTTAGGCTTGCGCGCTTCTTCCAGTTCCGTTTCGATTCGCTTGAGTTTCGCGGTCAATTCACCAATGCGAGCTTCCGCGCCGGGTTTCCGGCGTGACTCCTGCGTAGTTTTGCCCGGTTCCGTGCCGGGGGCAATTTCAGGCTTTGCAGCCTCGGAAGTCGTCTCTTTCGACGTGTCAGCGGAAGCCGTATCCGCAGTTTCAGGCTTGGAACTTGGCTTTTCCGGCAGGGTTCCGCTGAGGCGCCATTCGGCATACTCGCTGGTTCCGCTGCGGGGAATTTCGATTGCTACCGGTGCGGATGACGGAGCCGCTTGTTCTACGTCCATGATTGAACCTCATTACTGATTTGATTCTCCTTGCGCCGGAGTAGCGGAAACTTGTTGGGCCTGCGCGGACTGCTGCTGCGCCGCATCCTGCGCACTCTGCTGCGACTGGGCCTGTACCTGTTGCTGCCCCATCTGCTGCTGGTGCTGCTGATCCTGAGCCTGCATGGCCGTCTCGTGCGCAGAGCCGTGCAGTAACTGATAAACATCGATCTCGCGGTCAGCAATGCCCTCATGAATATCCTTGCTGGCATTCATCTGAGCTACAGCTAACTTGGTAGCTTCCTGCATCTGCACGACTTGCGCCTTACCTTGCTGCTCAATAACCTTGCCTTCGCGCTCAATCATCAGCTTTTGCAAAACAGCCTGCATTTTCTGCATCTGCTCTCCTTGCTGCTGAGATTGCGCCTGCAATTGCGCAAATTGCTGCTGCTGTTGCGCGCCCTGGTTCGGTGGATCAATCGCATCCGCCATCTGATCCCCCAACGGCCCTAACTGCTTCAGCCGAATACCTAGCGCCATCAACTTCTGCATCTGCGGGGGCGCAAGCGGAAGGTTCTTCAGGTTCCCCATCAACGTATCGACGAATTCAGAACCCTCTTCGCGCTGCGATTCGTGAGATGGGCCGCTGCTGATCGTGACCTGATAGCGTCCCTTGTCGTCCTCAATGGGAAAGTGGTAGGTGTGATCCCCATCCTCGATAGGCTCGTCGCTATTGATCTGCACCAACTTGTGCTTTCCGTCCGCTAGACGCACCGGCTTGGTCGTCTGGCCCAGGTCCGTCTCGCTCAGCCAATGGTTGATAATCCGCCCAGTGAGCTTAATTGCCTGGTCGTAAGCATCCACCAAGTGATAACTGCCAATCGCTTGCTCGGACTGGATCTTTTCAAGAGCTACGCCCGACTTTTGATTTTTGCGCTGAGCGGCGGTAGGTAGCGGCGCCACGCCCATAGCGGACTGGATTGCCCGGTGACAGATATCGACGCCCGTAGCGTAAGCCTGGAAGTCCGGAGTCAGCGGCGTGCGCTGCGGAGGTGGCAACGTTTGCCCACTAGCTGGGTCCACAATCGGATCATATTGGATCGTGGGGTGGAAAACCGTGTTGACGGTCCCCCAAGCCTCGGAATCTGACTCAAATTGTCCTTTGGCACCAATGTAAGTCGTCTTGGGAAGCTGGCCTACATTTTCCAACATCGCGCTCATCACATACGCAAGCGCCTTCTGCGGATCACGCGCCAGGGATACTAACGATAACAGTACGCGCTCAGGGACGCCGCCATCCTCGATCCATAATTCCTTGCCGAACACTGGCACAATGGGAATATACGGCCCAGGCTGGATATCGCCCTTTTGCAAGATTTCGACCCCATTGGTAATATATTGGCAAATCGTGCGCGCTTGGACAGTGCGCTCTTTCTTGCCCACCTTCTTCTTTTTGTACTCGACCTCCCAATAAGAGGTAATCAGGATCGATTTCCCGTCATACCAGAGACTGCTGTCCTCCCCAAAGTCTGCTGCGGCGAAACTGACCTTCTCAGCGTCTGGAAACATTCTCTCAAACTCGTTGAGTGGCATCCGGTCCAACTCAAACGCCCATTCAATATCTGAGCCGTCAAGTTCTTTGTAATCAGGATGAATAAGCACTGCGTCTGGGTTCATGATCGGCAAGATCAAGATTTCCTGCTCGTCAGTTTCATCATCCACATACGCCCTGCTGACCTTCCAGAAGCCAAGGTTGCGCTCTACCGCGCCTTGCAGGCCGCCGATATAGACCCGGCTCGCATTGCAGCCATATTCAATCGCCCGGATGCGGTTCTCGCGGTACTCTGCCAGCTCGTCAGTGGCATTATTGCCGGCCGGGTCTACTTTAATGCCGCGGGGGTTCTGGCGGGCAGTGTTACACACCTGGTTGACGTACTGATTCAGCTCGTCCGCGCAAACAGTTGGCCGACCCTTACGGGCCAGCTTATCTTCGTCTGACCATGGGTCTCCGGAGATGTAGCGGATATTCTTCTGGCCCTCTTCACGGTTCTTCCGCCACTTCTCCATGCCATAGCGGTAGCGTTCGCGGATACGCTTCAGCAGCGCGTCATTTCCAGTACCGAGGTCGGGATCTTTATCAGCCATTCGAGGTCGTTCTCAGTGTGGTGGGGCATTCAGGGCATATTTCCCGCGGCGGTTCATGCTTGAAGTCGTAAATCCATCCATCCCGACGCGCTTTCAGGATCACATCCACGTTCGTTTCCTCGCCAACTGCGTAAAAGATGCCCGTTCTTGTGCATTTTCCACAAACCAAAGTAAGTGTTCGCTCTGCCAGCGACTTAGCGATGGCATTCTCGGCATCTTTGATAGTCGAAGACACGTCTGCGGCGGGCTTGAACGCCTGCAAGTGTCCGTTTTCACCCAGCGTGGGCCATTGTTCGCGCTCTGCACGTTGTCCGGCCTGCGAAACGTACCAGTCAAGGGGCTTAGCCTCGAACCTCAGGTGCGGGCGGAGCGATTCATATAGTTCCTGACGAATTTCCCCGTCTACCTCGGTCAGCAGCCGCTCAAAATGCTTATGATCGCGCACCAGACGCCCCATCTGAGCGATTGCTTTGGCAATATCCGGCTCCAGGCCCATGCGCTTGAGCGAGGCTTTGAGAAAGTCCGCCTCATCGCGGATTCCACCGAGATCAACGACCGCCATAGCTGGTATGCTCCTGCGATCCGGCCGCGCGCGACGAGGGTTGGCGACTAGGGGGACTGCTCAGCCGTAGCTTAGGAGGCTCCGCCAGTTTCGGCGCCGCGGTGTGCAGAAGCATGGCCTGAATTTTTGGAGCTGTCCAAGCCATTACTCTTCGGCTTCCTTTTCTTCCTCTTCCCGCTCAGGCTCGTCCTTCTCTTTGCCCTCAGGGATGCTCAGATGATTGGCGATATGTGCCAGCATCTCGTGGCCCTCCTCCGGCCCAAAGACATGATGCTCCGGCTCTTCATAGCCAGGCATGACGCCCATCTTCGAGCTATGACGCGGCCGCTCCTTGTAGTGATGAGTGATAGTATGGCCCCCGTTTTCGGCTGGCTCAATCTCCATTCGCCTGATCTCACGATGTTCTTTCGCCATGATTCTCCTTTGTGTACCAAACTGGTTATTACTCGCCGAGTAGCCGATTCGCCTTGGCGCGGATCTTGGCTGCAGCCCCGCTGGACAGCTTACCCTTCGCCACCATCTGGGTCGCGCGCGCCTTCGCATTCGCGGCATGAGCACGATCTGGCATGGGGTATTTGCGCGAGCTGGGGAGCCCAAACTCGCTCTTGGGAATTGCATTACGTTCTGCTGCGGCTAACTTTGCCATCTCAACTCCACGCCGACGCCAGCGCCGGTCTTTGCTTCTGTTGCGGTTTAGGGCCTGTCGGTTCTTTGATGCCCATTGCCAGCGTACGGAGCGCGTCTGCTGGGTGACTCGCATCATCGTGCAGCGGTTCGCGCCTTGCCACGCCCAGAGCTGTTACCGGACCCCATTGGTAGCGCCTGAGATAGCCTAGGCCGTCCGAACAGAGCCCCGCGTCAAA